CTTCTGGCTCCCGCGCTCGTGGATCGGCTGCATCGTGTACGCCGTCTCCCATGCTGCGGTCGCCAACAGATAGGCCAACTTCCGGTCGTCGCCGTCCCCCTTACGCGCCCACATTTCGACGATGTGGTTGATGCCGTCCACCTGTTGCTGGTTCATCTTGCCGCCGAACAACTGGCGGATCACATCGAAGTTCATGGGTCTATACCTTACGCTGGGGGAAGCTAACGACTGAGCCTCCCGATTGCACTTGGCGGGTTACCGGGCCATTGAGCATAAGCTCGGCCAGCATCTCGTCGGCGTTCTCGTATACCTTGAAATCCCGCCTTTGGAGCAGCCGGATGAACCGGAACTTTCCGTCAATCATCAGGCGGTCGATCCCCTTCATGATGGAGCGAGTACGCCGGTTGAAAATCTTCTCAACCGACCGACGCCACTCCTCGGGGAAGTCGGCGCTGTAATCCGACATGTAGTCTTCGAGAGCGAGTTCAAGCTGCTCACGGGTTAGCAGCGCACCCTTCATATTGCCCAGAACATAGTCCACGGCCTTGTCGAGCGCACTCTCACCGGCGTCGACCATGTCGTGCTTGGCGTGGGTCATCGGCGGCGCGGTGAACGGGTTGTAGTCCGCGATATCGTAGGTCATCAGGTAGTCGCGCAGCGCCCCGATATTCTCCGGCTTCTTGCGCCACTCATGCACCTTCGCCCAATAGTCAGGGGACTGAAGCGACCCGTTCTCCATGATGGCGAAGCGGCGGTCGTTGGCAGGAAGAACCACGCTGTCCATGTGGTTCGTCATGACGAGGATCGAAGCGTAGGTCTTGCCCTGATAGTTCCCAAGGCCCTTGCGCTTGACGTAGACGTCGTGGTGGCCCGGATCGACGATGTTCTTCAGGTGCTCATAGGCGTTCTGGCGCACCTGCCATTTGCTGGTGTTGTTGGCTTCCTGAGCCTCGTTGACCGCGACGAGCAACGCATCGGCCAGCCATTCGTTGTACTGGCCTTGTGTCCCTTTCCCGGTCAGAGTGTCGAAGTCGATGATCCGGGTCAGGTGGGCCGCGAACATCTCACGGATGATTTCGATCAGAGTGCCACGGCCGGTGCCGTATGTGTCGCTGGCGACCATGATGATACCGGGACCGCGGGTCTCTGGGTGGCGCAGCTTGTAGGCCAGCCACTGCATGAAATAGTGCAGCTCGGTCGAGATCGGCAGGAGGACCCGAAGAAGCTCAAGACCGACGGAGGCGTCGCCGTCGACCGGGAGAGTGTGCGGCCGGTAGGTATTGAAATACTCGTGCCCCTCCTCCGTGTAGAACGGGTAGGGCATGTCCGGGCGCATGGCGAACGACTTGACGTTCTTGCGCTGCGGCGACCGCATCCAGACCTCGTGGAGCGGCGTGATCTGCTGACCGCCACGCTGCCCCGGCGTGGACTGATAGAACTGGGCTACGGCGTTCTTGAAGTGCGCTACGCTGATATCGGCCTTGTTGATGAGCGCGTCCGCTACAGTGTCGTGGTCCTGAACGTAGGCATAGCGGCGGAACGCGATCTCGACATTGGTGTCGAAGAGATCGGTTGGGTCCATTTCGAGACCGGCTATGGGGTCAAAGACCGCGTCTTCGTCCACTTCCGGCACGGCGGGCACGAACATCGAGGCAGGTGCGGAGCCGAACTTCTCCAGCAGGATTTTGCCCAACTCAGCCGCGCTGCTCTCGCCGCTGTCCTCGGCGTAGAAATGGGTGGTGTAACTGCCGTGGTCGGAGACGCAGAGATCGCCGCTCTCGGTAATCGAAATCATCCCGGCCCAACTGCCGGATGTGCCGGGGCGCAAGACATCGACGCGGCAGCGCAAGACGGTATCCGGCGGCGACCTCCGCAAATAGGTTTCGATGTCCTTGAGAGGCAGGGCACCCAAATCCTTGACGTCGAAGACCATGTCCGGCGTCAGATTGTGGGCGGTGTTGTACCCATCCTCAGAGCCTGCCTCGCTGGACTTGCGAACGAGCCCAGCCGCAAAAAACAGTTCAACAGCCTTGTCTTTGACCGCTTCGACCTGCGCCATCGTGATCTCGGGCAGGTCCATGTACTTGTGGTCGATCAGATCGAGCTTAGGCCATGTGTACCATGTCTCGGCATCGCGCATCCCATAGGCCGCGATCTGGCAGCCTTTGCCCAGAATTTCGACCTGATGCGGCTTAAAGCCTTCCTCAGCATCCCCCGGCGCAAAGAAACCGGTCGTGCGCTTGCCGATCTTATCGTGGGTGCGAAAAATCCACATCTCGCGCGGCGCTTTGCCGACGCGAACGAAGTCGCTCCGCTGCACAATACCGGCCGCGACGACGCCATTCATGACGGTCGCGATCAGATCAGCGTCGTTGATATCCCAATCGATAGCGATAATGTCTCCGCAGCGAAGCCCCGTATCCCGGCGCTGAGCCGAGCGGTTCCATTCGCGCGATTGGATTGTCTCCCGGTCAATCTCGACGGTGGTCCACTCGGGCAGGAGACACATTTTGTTCTTGTTCGGCAACGGCGTAAAGCCGTTGTCGTACAGGCGGAGGCGCAGCTCCGTACATTGCTTACGGACATCGGTGATCATTTGGTGGTTCCTTGGTGGCAGTGGTAGCTACGCATTATCACTTGTGATAATACCAATCGACCATGACTTCAGCGGCAAGCGGCAGCCCCGGCGTCCAGTCGAACCCCTCCACCATAATCTCTTCGAGCTTCGTCTTGAAGCCCTCCGCGATATCTTTCTCGACCTCAGTGATGACCTCGTCATGGGTGTGCCCGACGATGGTCGCATCGGGTTCTTTTTCCAGACGACGGAGGGTTGAGCGTAGGATCGACGCCGCGGTCCCCTGCGTGGCGTTTTCGATCTGGAGGCCGTTCCACAGCGACCGGCGGCCTTCACCGTTTAGATAGGTGATCGTCTCCGTCGGCCTGTCGAACTTCTCGATCTCCTCGATCTTCGCCATCGGGTAGGACAGATAGCGGCCATCCGGCAGGCGGCAAAGCAGGGTCCCGCCCAGCAGTTTCGGCATGTAGACATACGACAGGCGACCTGCCTTGTAGACGGTCTCAGGCATGGCGATGGCCGACATGGCAGCCTCTTCGCACTTGATACCAAACCGCTTGGCCCAGCTATTGCGCATACGCCAGCCATCGACGATCTTTTTGGCTTCTTCGTTGCTGAGCTTCATGCCGTAGCCGCGGGCCATTGCCTTTAGCGCGCCAACGCCGCCCAGAAAGCCAAGAGCGAGCACGGCGACCTTACCTGCCTGCCGCATGTCCTTGGCTTCCTTGTCGCCTTCTTTTACGCGCTCAAGAAGCTTCTCTGCCGGAATGTCGAAGATCGCCTCGGCGTTAAGGATGTAGAGGTCATGGCCCTCGTAGAAGGGCTTCAGCACGGCCTCATGGGCGTCCTTACCACCCGCCAGCCACGGCGCGACACGCGCTTCGATGGCGGCCCAATCGCCCCAGACGTAGACCTTGCCTTTGGGCGCGATGAACGTCGGGCGGATCAGCTTCGCCAGCGTCGAGCTAACCGGACCGAACTTGCGAAGCTCTTCGATGGGCACCTGATTGGCGACCATGTCGAGGATGTCGAGTTCGCGCTTGGGATCGGCCTTGGTGCTCATGGACGAGCGCGGCAGGTTATGAACCTGCACGCCGCGCGATGAGAACCGCCCGGTCTGACCTGCGCCATTGAAGACATAGCTGCCGGTCAGCCGCCCATCGACAGCTTGGTTCAGGATTTTCTCAAACTTCACCGCCGACGACGACCGCCCGAATTGGATAAGCTCCAGTACCTCGACCACCGCGTCTTCCGGCGGCGTATCCGACTGCTTGATCTCTTCAAGCAACCGCCCAACTATCTCCTTCGAGAGCGACATGCGAGTGACGTCGCCGTCCGGGTTGCGCTCCTTGACCATGATCTCTTGCAGATCGTGCGATAAGCGCGGGAATATCCACGCGTTGAGCCGCTGGGTCATGGTGACACGTGGCACCTGATTGTCGGTCAGCCTGATGATCTCAGCCTCGTTGTAGGCTTCGTCTTCCTCGCGATACTTCAACGCTCCGCGGCAGACGTCGAGGTCAGCCAGCATACCCCGGTCGTTGATCTCTTCACTGAGCCAGTATTCTTGCCACTCGGTTGCGTCGAGCGGCCGGGTAATGCGGAAGATATCGCGGAGCAGTTCGGTGTCCTTGGCCGAGTAGGTCAGGTACAAGGACCAATCCTTGATCTCGCCCGGCATCGGCTGCGATGCCTCGGCGAACTGTTTCATGATGCCTTTGCCACCCTCGGTCTTCCCGCCAAGGCCAAGCACGCGCCCGGCACGATCAAGCTGACCGGGCAGGTTCGACGCGGCAGCCTGCGCCATCGCGTCGAGCGTCCGGTTGGTCGGCATAAGTGGAAACCCAAAGTTCGGGGTAGCGATGTTTTGGGTAATATGGCGGTCGAAGGCCATGTTCCACGCGACCCAATAGTTGCCTTCTCCGGCCGCGAAATCGTGCAGTTCCTGCGGGAAAGGCCCCCACGCGTCAACTCGCGACTTGATGTACTCCCATGTCTCTGGCGGAACCTCGGCGCTCACATCAGGGCACCAGAGCTTCACCGGGCCGTCATCGATGGCCCATGACAGGAGAAGAGGATATGTCGATTGGTCTTTGGCGTACTTGAGCCCACCGACGATAGTCAGGTCGGCTTGGCTGCGCGTTTCCCAATCCATGAAACAGAAAGACATGATGCACCCCGTGGTAGAAGGGTGCGCCCTCCCCCGCACACCGCCGGGTGGAACAGGAGAGGGCGCGGTTCCTTAGTCAGACGAAGAGGTAGCCTCCTCGTCCTCGTCAGGAGCGGGTTCGCCGAGAGCGCGGGCGTAGGTCGCCACGAGGGCGTCCTGCTCAGCACGGGCGGCGGCTTCCATCGCCCGACGCTTGATCATGATCCGCATGATCTTGGGATCAAAACCGTTACCCTTGGCTTCAGCGTAGACATCGCGAACGTCCTTCGCGATGTCCTTCTTCTCGGCTTCAAGGCGCTCCACGCGCTCAATGAAACCCTTGAGGACCGCCCCAGAGTTACCGGGACGCGGCGACCACTGAGCGGAACTCATTAGGCGTTCCGATCACGACGGCGGGGAACAACAGCTTCGGGGGCAGAGTTCGCGGCCACGGCCGCGTATTCGGCCGCCAGAGCAGCTTCCTCATCATTCTCGATGGCATCCGATACGGAGGTGTCCGTGTCGTTCATCGTGCGCCATTCCACGATCTTGAAGATCGGGTTGGTCACGCGGCCGTACTTGTCGTGCTTGTAGCTCTCATGAGTAAGCTGCACGATGGGAACGATGGCATCCGAGCCAGAGGTGATCTGGTTCAGCACAGCGTCCGTGAGCGTTTTGAAGAGCTTCATCGCGCCAAAGGACGACTGCTTGTATTCACAGGTCGTGCCAACATCGCTGTCAGCACCCTTGGCATCCGGGTCCGTGATGCAGACAAGCTGCACCGACCGCTGCTGCTTGTAGGCAGCGTGGGACGGAACCGGGGGAAGGCTGTTCACGGCGGGCAGGGGCTGCATGATCGAAACCATGTGCTCCTGAAGCGGCGGGCCGCCGGTCGCGGTGTCCCACGAAATCCAACCGTGCATGAACGAGTGCGGGTTGACCGCCCACAGCGTGTTAGCGCCGACGAGCGTCTCTTCCTGCCCGTAAAGCCACTCGCCATTGCCCTTGTCCATCTTCAGATACTGGACATCGCTGCCCACGGAGGGCATCGACATGGAGGCGTTGTTGAGGGATTTGGCGAGCGTATCGCGGGACATAAGGCCGGTGGAACCGGCGAAAGTCAGGTCGTTAGCCATAGTACTTTTTCCTTTTTGGCTTTTGCTTCTTCACATGGCAGCCAGCCGGTCGGCTAGCTGTTTCAAGGCATCGGGGGCGATAGCGACCGCGGGCCGCTTGTCACTCTCCGGTGCCAAGGTCGTGCCGCTCGACGACTTGTCGATCAGCTCATCCGGTATGGCAGCAGCTTTTGCCGCCTTCAAGACTTTTTCCGCCTGAGCGGGAGAAATGATCTTCTTGACAAAGAGGGTGTCCTCGGGGAGCCCGGCCTTCGCCATGAAGTCCACAGCCTTGTCTTCGTCCACCCAGCTACGGGTGGCACGCTTATGCACAAGCTTGTAGCCGGGCAGCGAACCGCCCTGCTCCAGCAATTCGTGAGCGGCGTTCTTCACGTTCTCACCCCATTCGATCATCAGGTCGGCGTATGGCAGCCACTTGGCAAGCTCCGCCTGCATCTCGTCGCGGGTCATCTGACCGAGCGTCTGCACCGCGCCGTTGTACTCGGGGCAGCCGACCTTGCCTTGGCAGAACTTGCACCACGAGCCCATCTTGAAGGTGGCCTCGGGCGTCTGGCTGATCTCGACCGCGCGGCGCAGTTCCAGCGCAAATGCTTCAAGCTGGAGCCAGCTTGTCGTCCAGCGCGTGAACGGCTCGCCGTTGTTGACCATCGGCTGGCAGATGAACAGTTCAATCGGCTTGTCGCGGTCAAAGAACTGGTCGGTCGGGAAGGTATGAGCCGCCGCATAGGCGTAGTACATAAGCTGCTCATTCTCCTCGGCCGTGACCGCCACGCCGCGCCCGAACTTCCAATCCCAGACAATGCTGCGGTCTTTGGCGCTACCGACAATATCGACCGTGCCGTAGGCCCCTTCGATGCCGGGGAAGGTGACCCGCTTCTCATTGAAGTAGTCGATGCCACCGAGTTCCTTGTTGACCGCGTCCCACATGGCAAGCGCCGGGGAGATAGCCTCGTCAAACAACTCCTCGGTGATGAGGTGGTTGTTGAAGGTCAGGCCGATAACGTCGCGGTCCTCTTTGGTCTTGCCCTGAAAGATCAGGTCGATGGCCTCATGCAGCGCCGTGCCCATCTCCGCGAACGACGAGGAGGTGTTCGGATACTTGGCGCAATGGTTCACCGACGCGGTGCAGTTCATCACGCGCTTGGCGGTCGAGCCGCCAACTGAGCTATGGGCTCGATCCTTATGGGCAATATCAAGCGTCGTCATTTTCTTCGTCCTCCTCGTCGTCCCATTCTTCTTCGTCTTCAGCCCACTCCTCATCGTCCTCATCCTCTTCAGTGGGGAGAGGGTAAGACAGCTCGACCAGCATGGAAGCGTTCATGAGATCATAGCTGAAATACACGGGCTTACCGACCGTGCGGTTGGGATAAAGCTCGTCCTGAATAAACTGATGCAGGGCTCTGCGCACCTGCTCGTCAGTCAGTGTTACGTGATACCGGCTCGTCATTCTCGGGGTCCTTGTGGCTGGTAGCGTAGTCTTCGATGAACTGGGCGATGACCGCCGCTCGGCTCATGCCGTATCGGCGGGCGATGTCGTCGATGATCTCGACATGCTTCTCTTCAAGCCAGAGATGGACATCGATCTTGGAGGTCTTCTTCACAAACGGCATGTCGTCGCCCCTTTCTACCTTGACCATAGACGAGGGTTGGACTAAGGTCAATCCAGAAAATTGGAGCAGTGAATGCCGAAGATCGAACTCGAGAGCAGCCTCGAAGAACGGTGCGTTCAAATCGTCGAGCGCCTTGGTGGCATGGCTCTCAAGCTTCAGATACCGGGGGTTCGGGGCTTCCCCGACCGCACGATCCTGATGCCGGGGACCAAGGTCTGGTTCGCTGAGTTCAAGCGGATCAGGAGCGGGCGGGTGTCGGCGCAACAGACACGCTGGCTTGAGCGGCTGCGGCGGGCGGGGTTCGCCGCGCATGTGATCGACACCGAAGACGAGTTTGAAAGCGTGTTGCAGGAGATGATGGATGCGTAAGAAATCACAGCTCCATGAGTATCAACAGCAGGCCATCGACTGGCTTTATGAGCACGACGCCGCGCTCGCCCTGTTGCCGGTGGGGGCAGGCAAGAGCGTCATCGGTTGGACGACCGCGCAGGAACTTATGCGTGCTGGTCACATCAAGCGACCGCTGGTCTTCGCCCCGATGCGCGTGGCTCAGCTCGTCTGGCCCGCCGAGCGCAAGGAATGGGAGCACCTACAGCACGAGCCAATCGTGGCGTGGGGTGGCGAACCATCGGCGTGGGAAGACAGCCCGTGGAAGCAGAGCCGTATCCTATGGGGCAAGGTGAACTCGCTGGCGAGCCGCCTGCCCAAGATCAAGGACACGCTCAAGCTGCGCGAGGCGCAGGCCAAGATGAAGGAGCTTCAGGCTGAGCAGAGCATCATCAACCGCGCGTTGCAGAAGACCGCGCCGCCGGAATGCCTGCATGTCACCAGTTACGAAAACCTGATGTGGCTTTGTGAGCTTTACGAGCCCGGCCGCAGCCCGTTTGATCTGTGGATTTTCGACGAGATCGGCAAGCTCAAGAACCCGAAGAGCCCGCGCTACAAAGAGGTCCGCAAGCACACGGCGCTGGCGAAGATCGTCTGGGGGCTGAACGCCACCCCAGCCCCGGAAGGCTTCGAGGACTTGTTCACGCAGGTCAACATCGTTGACGGCGGCAAGCTCTGGGGCAAGAGCTTCTACCAGTGGCGGCAACGTTATTTCGCGCCGGTCGATTACCATGGGTACAAGTGGAAGCTCCAGATCGGGGCCAAGGATGTGCTCCTCCGCGACCTAAACTCACTCGCGTTTAAGGTCGACGAGAGTGAGTTGGCATACCAGCGCAGCATGTCCCATAGCCAGATCAAGGTCATCCTCCCGCCCAAGGCGCGCGGGCTCTATGACCAGATGGAGCGTGAGATGATGGCGTCGGTGCCCGATACCGATGTGACCGCCTTCAGCGCCGCTGCCGCGTCCATGAAGCTGCGGCAGATCACGCAGGGCTTCATCTACGATGAGGAAGGCAAGGCACATATCATTCACGAAGAGAAGCAACACGCGCTGGCTGACCTGATCGATGATCTGGGTGGAGAGCCGCTGCTGGTCGCTTATGAGTTCAGCGAGGACCTCGAAGCGATCCGCCGCGTCTGGAAGAACGTGCCGTACCTTGGGCAGGGCATCAGCGCGGCCAAGGCAGAAGAGTTCGTGACGCGCTGGAACAAGCGAGAGCTGCCGGTGCTGGCGCTGCATCCGTACTCGGCCGGGCATGGTCTGAACCTTCAGAAGGGTGGGTCGCACATCGCGTGGTATGCGCTGCCATGGCCGCTCGAGAGCTTCATCCAGACCAATGGCCGGATCGACCGGCAGGGCCAAACGCGGGCCTGTTTCGCCCACCACATCGTCGCGCAGAACTCCATGGATGAGCGGGTGAGCGAGGCGCTGCTCCGCAAGGATGCGGATCAGGAGGCAATCATCAAGGCGATCCGAAAGGTCTAGCGCGCGGCCATCGGCTTTGTAGCAATTAGGACTGTTCCCTTACGTTGAACGTCGGGGAACATCTTCTTGATCTCGTCAAGATAGAATTGCGCCGATGCGTTGTTCTGGAAGCCCTTACTCGTGACTGCCCCGGTTCCGCTGCGGTTCCCTTCGTAAATGTCGAAGTACACCTTCCCGCCGGGCTTCACATTGTCATATGCCTGCTTGATCACGCCAAGCCGAGCTTCTGGCTCCTTGATGACGTTCAGCACATTGGCAACAGTGACCGTGTCTGCCGGGTCTTTTTTGAACATCGCTGCGACAGCTTTATTATGCTCGTCGGGGCGATTGAACGGGTCGAGAACGTAGCTTTTCACCCCGCGTTCATTGGCGAGGTATTCAGTACCCATGTCATAGGCACCACCACCGAGATCGAGATTTCGGCTACCGGGCGCGGCGTCGAAGACCTTGCTCTTCAACAGCGCGGGGACCTGCCGCAGCGATGTTTTTGCGGAGCTTATGGCCTGAACCGGTAGTTCTGCATTTGCGCCACCATAGGGCGTTTCAAAGGTAGTGATATGGGCGTGTTCCGGTACGTCCAGCGTCATCCACGGCGGTGTTTCGCGGCGCTCTTTTGCGTTCATCTTCATACGCGCCTGCGTGTTTCTAGCTTCCGCTTCACCTGCTAGGTCACGATAGGTTCCAGACGCCGCGCCGCGTCGCGCGTCTATGGTGAGCTGGTCATTCGGATTAAACTTACGCCCCTCCATAAAATCTCTCTGAAGCTCATAGAGGCGTATGATCTCGTCTTCGGGTTTTCCCGCGAGACGCGACGCGTAGGTTTGCCGCCATTGGTCTAAAGGGGCGAAATTAAAGCGGCTGTCAAACTTACGCTGATAGGCTTCTTGAACGACCGGATCAGGATGGTTTGCGACAAACTCTTTATTTCCCCCACGCCCAAAATCTTCGACTTCTTCGATGAAGTGCTGTCCTTCATGCAGCGCGGTCGATAGTGGCGTCTGTTTCATTATCGGGGTGCTGTTAATGGTCATCTTTGTACCATTAAAGGACCCAACGGCGTTACCGCTAGTTTCCGGGCTCACGGGTACATTGGCTAGTTCTGGGTAAGCCTTATAAAGCTCGTCGTGGGTCAGAACATTCCGCAGAGCGGTCTCCGGGACCTCGCCAGAAGGACCGACCCTTGGCATGGCGTAATCGCGGAAGAACGCCCGACTATCGTCGATCTCAAACTTCCATTTCCCATCAGGGGCTTTATACCAGCCCGTCCGCTTCCAGATTTCCTCGCGGGGAACGCCAGACGCGTGCATGTGCTGAGCGAGCTTTAGAGCTTCCTTATCTGCGGTCTTGGCCGTTACCCCCGCGAACATGCGCAGCGTGTTCTCAGGCGCAGCGAGGGGCATACCGCCTGTCATGGCAAGAGAGGCCAACAGATTGGCGTCTTCATACTGCGCCGGGTTGTACATCCGACCGGTCACAGGGTCCTCTACCGTCGGAGGGTAGTCTTTTGTAAGGGCACGTTGCGCAGTCCGCCCGATCATTTCAGGCATCTGAGGCAAAGCTACCGCGGCCGCTGGGAGTGCAGGACGGCGTTCACCTGTCTTGGTGTTTTCTTGATATTGCCCAAGCATACTCAACAGCAGGGTCGATAACCCCGCCAAATGTTTACCAGTGCGGGCGAAATGATCCGCGTCGGCAGCTTGCACCGCTGACACCCAATTGTCCGGGTCCATAGACTGCGTCGGGGCTTCGCCCTTGCCGTACCAATCTGGGCTCATGGCTTCCGCCAATGAACCAGTGGTGTTGGCACCTTTGGGCGGTGTCAACATCATGGACAACGTCTTTAGGTTACGCATTCCACCGGTCGATGCCATGTCAGTCGTCTGTCCATGATTTCAGGACGCTCACGAAGATCGGCGTGTGTTCGCCGACATAAGCACCCTCAATGTTGAAGTCGTAGTACTCGTACGCTTCACCCTCATCTTCGAAGTCGCCGGAGGCGACCAGCGTTTCGATGATGGCGTCGGTGTTGTAGATCACCCGCACCGGGGCGGTGTCGGTGATCCCGATGATGGCTGCATCATACCACGGCTCGGTCAGGAACAGTAGGTCCTGCGACGCGCCAGCGATCAGCGCGGCCTTCTGGGTCAACTCAATACGATTTCTCATTTGACACCGGGGCCGCGCCGTTGATGACGATTTGCGTCGGGCTTGGCCTTCTTTGGGGGTTTAGCCCGGCCCGCCGTGCTGAGCGCGATGGCGATGGCCTGCTTCTGGGGTTTGTTTTCATGCACGAGGGTCGAGATGTTGGCGCTAACCGTCTTGTTCGACTTGCCCTTTTTCAGCGGCATCTAACAACCCCATGATCCTGAGAACTTCGGCTTTGCCGATCTTCAGCTTCTTCATAAGGTGCCGGTACTCTTCGCGCCGGTCAAGCGGAACGTAACCGGGTTTGTTTTTGCGAAGCTCCTCGACCCATATCTCATGGGTCGTGAAGCGCTTGGAGCAGCTTTCGCATCGTTTTCGGCGTACTGTATGGGAAGGGCCGCGCTCAACAGGTTGAGGGCGGCTATCATAGATGCGGAGAACCCCGCCGCATTCAGGACAGAACTTCATGTGTCGCTCGGCTTTTCGTCATCAGACGGAGGATCACGCCAAATCGAGGGGCTCGGGCGTCGCCCTTCCGGCTCGAAATACTCATCGAGCGCTCGGCCCACGGCTTCGAACTTATCCATGTCATGCTTCACGGCTTCCCACGCAATCGCCATGTAGGCGGCAGCATCGACATAGTTGTCGCGCTTCGGCTTGGGGCCAGTGATGATCCGCCCGATCTTGGTGAGCACCATGTCAAGGGCTTCGAGTTCCGCGACGGGGATGTCACGAACCATATGGCGGCGCATCGTGGCCTTGAGTTCACCAGACGCGGTGAGGTTCACGACCGGCGGGCCGTAGTCCGCGTTGCGGTCGCCGTTGGTCAGGCGGGAGGCTTCTTCGAGGGCGAGGACGCGTTCGGGTTTGTCGGTCAATTGGCCTGTCCTGTGACGTTGAAGATGGAGACGGTGCTGTGATCGGGCTCAAGAATGTTCTTCATGGACTGCGTGAAGCTCTGGACGACTAGCGCCCTAAACATGTTCTCGTCCTGCCGGTTGTCCGACGCAATGGTCGCGAAGGACGTGACGACTGTTGAGAGCAACGAGCAGACCGCGTCCATGACATGGCCCATCTCTGCCTCCGGTTCGTTCTTGCCGATGTCGCGCAGGTAGCGCTCGAAGGCAATGACGACATCGCCGCTCTTGCCGGTCACGCGCAGATGAATGCGGTCGTCCTTTGACATGTCGTCGTAGAGGTTCTTCACGCTCGCGAGGAACGCTTCGAAATCGGCTTCGGTACTCATGGTCAAATCCTTGTCCCAGTGGTTGGTAGGTCGCCCCCAAGGGGGCCAATGCGGTGAAGACGGTACGATCCTGACCAAGAAAAAGCAACAGGCTAATGTACGTTAGTTGTAAAAATTAGCAGGCGGGCGTATCTTCGCCAACATGGCTAAGGAAACTTACGATCTTCGGGCTATCGCCGTCTGGGCGAAGTACCGTGAACTCATCAACCGGGCGGAACTCGCCCGGCAACTGGGCATCAGCGGCGTGTCGGTGCACAACTGGAAGGTTGTGCCTGAGCAGCGGCTCCAGAAGGTCAGCGAAATCCTCGGCGTCCCGATGGAGACGCTGCGCCCTGACTTAGTCAATTTCCTCCCAGAAGACCCGTGGGAGGGTCTCTAACCGAAAGAAAACCCATGAGCGAACCGATCCTTGAAGAGAACGTGCCTGTCCCTGATGCGCCGCGTCGCCGTGGCCGCCCGCCGTTGAACGCGCCGGAAACGAGCGAAGACAATATCAAGACTTTCACGCCTGAGCCGGGGACCCGCCTTATCGTCAAGTCGCTGATCCCTGAACTGTACCGCACCATTCGGTCCATCCCGGCCGACACCCCGTATGACCAGCTCGGCAGCGCCATGCAGTCGGCTGGCTGGATTTGGCGGCTGGTCGAACGTGACACCTCCAGCACCCCTTTCGGGGTCTATCTGGTCAAGTTTGATGTCTATATCGGCAAGGCGACCGCCGATCTGAACCTTGAGCTTTTCGACACGATCAGCATGTCGGTCCCGGCGGAAGCGCCGTCGCCGTCGCTGATTGCCCGGCTCAATGCTCAGGTCGCGCTGACCTACATGATCTTCAACCGCCTTCCGCCGCAGGCCGCGCCTGCCCCGGCCCCCGCGCCGCAGCCGCAGCCGCAGCAGGAAGCCCGCCCGGCCCCTGAGCCGGAACCGGAGTGGATGAAGCCGGGCAAGAAGGCGGTCGAGTTGTCGGCTACCCGCACCCGTGACGGTGTCATCCTGATCGAGGACCCGTACAACGTCGATGCTGGCGCTGACGAGATTGTGGATGCGCTGTTTGACAAGCTGGAGCGCGCTCTTGAGGACATCAACGACGCCGGTCTGGTGAACGTCTTGTGGTCCAAGAACGCGCAGTCGGTCGAGTTCATCAAGGACTTTGGCGGCGACGCTGGCCGCAAGCGGCTCGGGGATATCTTCCGGGCGCGGTCCACTTTTCTCAACCGCTCCTGACCACAAGCTATTGCGCGTTAACTACGGTTCGCGTATATAGCTGGTGTCCGGGGTGGTAGCCGGGCTCGTTGGTCATCAACGGTTCCTATGTGGTTATAGTGAGAAGGCCGCTGAGTTTACTCAGCGGCCTTTTCCTTTTCGAGGTCCGCCCGGTACAGGGTGGACATGTCCTCGTCGTCGAAGATCAGCATGAGGCCGGGCGGGTCCTTCACCCACATGGTTCTGAGCCGCTTGCCCTTGATGTCGAGACGCACCCCAATGTACTTGGCCGGAACCGTGAACCGGAACGTATGCTTGTTCGGCACCCGTATCAGCCGGTAGCAGTAGGGCAGCGCGTAGAAGTCCAAGAGCAGCGGGGCCAGCGTGATGAACACGGCAGGCATCCCGCGATCCGCCAGCGGCGTGAACCGGGCGTGGAGCTTTGGCAGCATCCACGTCTCAAGTTTCGCCGCCCTCCGGCGCAAGTAGAGCCTCACCAGCCCCTCGACCATATCGGCCGACAAGGTGAACCGGATTTTCTCTTCTTTCACGCTGGCATGGACACGGACGGTGTTTACCCCCGGGGCTTTCAGCGGGCTGTAAACCTTGCCGGGTATAAAATCCTTTCGCCTACGCGGTTTTCTTTTTTCGCCCGGTGAAGTCGATTGGAGGGGCGGTTCGGTAGGCGATTTCGCAGTGCGTGGCACAGTAGGGCTTTCCTTCTTTCGCAGGCGCGCCGCAGCAAGTGTGGTTGTCGTCGCTGATCGGCCAACGACAATGGTGCGCCTGAGTGTGTTCCAACCGGACAGGGGCAGAAGACGGAAGAGGCTTCCAGAACTCATCGCGCAGAGGCCGGGGATCGCGGACAAACAGGCTGTCCATGTCCAGAGCGCGGCCCGTCATGCGCTGCACGGCGGTGGATTGGACACTGGCTTTGCGCTTGGCCTTGAGCTTCTTCGCCATATCCGCAAACCCCTCCTCGGGCCGCTTGGCTACCGGGAACGGGATGACGTTGTCGGGCGGGGTCGGGCTTGCGGGGACGGAGACAACGGTTTTTCCTCTGGTGCCTACCTTGATGCCCTCGCGGTTGCAGATACCAGCAATGGTATTGCGGGTCACGCCTAGGGCGGTGGCAAGCTGACCGTAGCTATAGCCTTTGTCAATGAGATAGGAACGGACCAGATTGGCCCGCTCCTTCTTGTTCATGTCGGCCCAATCTTTCTCGCTCATTCGGATGCCGCCTTCTCAACCAGCTTGGGCGACTGCCGGGTGACGTGGTCGCCGCGGATGCCGAGCGCGGCGTTGGCCTTGTCAACGATTACGGAGAGATCGGCACGGCGCTGGTAGCGGGCTTCGATCTCAACCTCAAGGCGGCCGATCTCCGCATCAAGGTCTTCGATCTCGCGCAGGGCGGCCTGCTTCTTGCCGTGGATCAGGCCATCAAACTCGGCGCTCTCCAGAATGTAGGGGCGGCCGGTCGAGGGCATGGGAGTGAGCTGAACGTCGGTCGAGTGCTCGACAAATTCTGTCACCCCTTTGACGGTCTTGGTGATGGTGGTGGTGGGTTTACGCGGTGCCATTGGCAACTCCTAAGTGGTTTGGTTTAGTTCTGGTTAGTTCTGGTTATGTAGACCGGCTGCAACGTCATACCCACGGCGTTGAAGCAGGCTTCGATCAGGCTCAGGCGGGGGCTGGAGCCGTTCCTCCAGCCGCGTACGGTGCTGTCCTCAACGCCAGCGGCCGCGTAGAGATCGTCCAGCGTCATGTTTTTGGCTAGCAACTCGTCCATGAGCCGCTTCACCCGCGGGTCAGCGTTATCTTGGACCTTCAGGCTTCGTTTCCGCATTTGGCGTCCTTTAGCGTTCTGAGATTGCGGCGGGCAGTGGTCACGGTGTTCTTCGTGGTCGTCGCCGATAGGGTTGTTGAGCCGTGGCTCAACACGATGATGAGATGGGTCCCGACATAGCATTTGCGGTGACGGGTCCCGTTCTCCCATCGTGGTTGAAAACCGGCGGCGGCGACCTCCGCGTCAACGAGTTGCTTTAGCTGCCGGTTGTTCAATTCCATGCTCCTTCAGTAGGGCGCGAAGCTGTTCGATCTCGTCGGCTGCGGCCAGCGCGGCCTCATAAAGGCCGTGCAGGTGCGTGTACGTCTCTCGGCCGTAGTAGGTATTGTCGCACCATGAGGCGACCTCGTCGGTGTCGTCGAAGACGTACCTAATGCGTTCCACAACATCACTCATCGCTGTTCCCCTTGAGCGCGGCGCGCAACTTGGCCGGGTCGATTATGAAAACCTGCCCAGTTCGAGAAGCCATGCGCTGAGCAGTCCTGATAATGAGGTCAACCTCAGCGGAGGTGAGGAAAGGCTCACTCATCGCTGCCCCCTTCGAGGATTGCGGCGGTCAGGTCCCAAGCCCTTTTGCCGCGAATGTGCTCAATGCCCATGAAGCGCGGCCCTTCCATCGTCACGTCGATCTTGACGGCATCCTCCCATGCCAGCAACGCCTCGCGCAGCCGCTCGTTCTCGGCACGGAGGCGGGCGATCTCGGCGGCTGCATCAGCCCAAGAGACGTAATCCCATCCATCCGGCAGATAGAGCAGCCCGTTTTCCTGCTGAAAGTTCAGCCTCTCCACAATGTCGCTCACGCTTCCTCTCCCACCAGCCGCTTGAGCCGGTTCAGTTCGTCGGTGCGCTCCATCAGCATCTCGCTCAGCCGGTTGCGGTCGTCGGCGTAACTCTGCTCGAACAGCGCCACGATCTCCAGCGCCAGCGGATAGCACTGGCA